TTTGTCCTACGGATTTGAAAGTACAAATTTTATATTTATTAGGACTTCCTTTCTTACCTCTTTGGAATTCTATAAGACCTGCATCTATTAATCTGTTCCTGTTCTCGACTAATGTAGCCTCTCTTGACATCTGACAACGAGACATTACTCGCTGGTTATCTACTTGTATCCACTCGCACCACCCAGCCATGTTATTAATACTAAGTAATTTGTAGTACAATAACTGCGCTGAGCCCGGCAAGTAATGACTTTCGAGCCACCTTTCAAACCCGTTCAGTTGTTTTATGTAGTCGATTCTCTGTTCTGTCCTCACTGCACCACCTCTTCCAATACCACCTCTATTCGTGGATTATGCTTGTCTGTGAAAAAGTGGTCTTCAAAACCTACTATATTGTTCCAGCCATCATTATCCAGAACCTTACACTTAACAAGTGCGTCCTGTATAAACTTATGTGCAACACCTGATATATTATCAAGGTCACGCTTTCTATTTGGCTCATAGAAGGTATATTTAATCCTCACTGGATTATTTATATGAGTACGCTTTAATTTAAGCCTTATTGCGTTAGATATAAGCATCTGATACTGCTGTTTCATGTCATTACCGTCACAATGTCCATTATGAAAACATCTTTCCGCTTTAAGGTATTCATTCAATCCCGGCAGTGTGCCTTTGATTGTAAATGCATAGAACATCTTTCTCCTTTCCGCCTCCCGGTAAGTATGCAACCGGGAGACTGGTTTTATTCTGCTGTGCGAAAAATGTGATATATTCAGCAGTTATAAATAAGACCTTCCATATCTTTCTCTGAAAGCTTCTCTGGCAGGATCATCTTCATTCCCATAAAGACTTCTATAATATTCTTTTTCCCATGCAAGCTGACCTGCTATCTTACTCAGCTTTTCAGCAATGCTGTTATCATGTATCTGCCTTGTACCACCTGCCATATTATGTTCAGCATCACATACAGGTATCTTTACTCCATCTTCTTCTGCAAGTTCCCTGATTCCTATACCGAACAACAGATGATGTTCTGTCTGTGTAGGCTTTCCACAAAAGATACAGAATCCGTTATATTTAGTTAAAACACTTTTCATTCTATACCTCCCCAATCAAATCACTTGACCAGATAGGAGCTTTAAGTATCTTTGTATGCTTGCAGTAATCACAGTGTTCACACCTTACCGGATCTATGTCATTATTCTTTAAAGCCAGTATCTTAGGCACATTGTTCTCAACTTCTGCAAGAGCTTCATCAAGAAGAGACTGTTCACATGCTATAACCTGTATATCCGGCTCTTTCTCCTTTGATACTGCTGCTATAAAGAATGGCAGTTTCTTTCCTGTATTAATTTCCACAACCTTCTGATATACAGCTCCCTGAAGGTAATATCCCCACTCATGCAGAAAATTCATGTTTCCTGCATCAGCATGATAGAATGTCTTGGTTATGCTCTGGCATGTCTTAAGGTCAACAATGCACTTATCCTTAATATAACTGTCAATCTTAATTTTCCATTTAGCGCCTAACATATCAGCAGTCATTATTACCTGCTTTTCTCCGCTCATATATGCCATAAATAACTCATCTCGTTCACATCTGTTAATCATTTCATTGGCCTTAATATATTTAGCCATAAGTGAACCGTCTTTCTTAAACATACATGGATGCTGTGCCTTGAATACATCAAGCGTTCCCTCAAAATGTGCATCAACATAAGAACCAACCATAAGAGCATCTGAATCTTCCATATTCTCAACCCATTCTTCATTGAGTTTAGCCATTGCATAGGCTTCACAACCAGGACGACCAAGCGAGCCAATAAAATTTTTATACTGAGATACACTTAAGTATTCTCTGTCCGCATCTGTACTGTAATAATTTTCACTTGTCAATATCATTCTGCAGCACCTCCCATAGGATTAGGAACTTCCTCTTCTACTGGGAAATAATCTTCCGCTTTAGCCTGTCCATCCTTAAGGGCTTTATATACTCCTTTTAGGTTAATAAATTCATCTTCTCCGAAATCCGCACAATTACGTTCCGCATACTTTTCTATCTGTTCTCTTGTAACTTTGAATTCAACTTTAAATGCATTAATAAGCTTGGTTACTCTTTCATTAATAGGCTCCTTGCCTATTCCTTTTCTAACAGTTTCTTTACACTCTCCAACAGCCATATCAACAACATCTCCTGGTATAACTCCAAGAATGCAGGCTCTCATTCGTCTTGCACCAAAATTAGCTGTTGCCTCATAAATATCTCTGCTGTCTGTAAGCTGATATGTACCCTTCCTAGTGTCTCTCTTATGCTCTACTGTAAATATCTTGGTAACTCTTGTATTTGATTCCAGATCCCAGGCATAAGCCATCATCTCTGAAGAACCATTCTTCTGTTCAAGTTCAATAACTCCGTAATCAATATTACCCCAGTTCTGAGCAAGAGCTTCTGCAAGCCTTATAGATGGTCCCATAACAGTCTGTCCGCCTCTTGGATAAGAATATATAGCCTGCTCTGCTAAAGTTGCTCTCTGGCATGTTCTCTTGATTCTCTCCATTGCATCATATTCATCTCTTGGGAACTTCTTGGCCATTACTATTGCTCCCTGAACTTCCTGTGCCTGTCTGCTTATCATCATCTCTGTCTGTGATGTTTTAGGAACAGCCATCTGCTGTCCCATCGGTATCATACTGTCCATTAATTAACCCTCCTATAATTCTGTAACTATTAAATCTGTATCATCTGTTGTTCTTGTTGCTATAAACTGCAGTCCCTTGTCCTTGCATTTCTTATAAAGCTGATTTCTAAGTGTTGTAGAAAGCTTCTCTACACCATCTATAAGCAGGAGCTGTATTCCATTCGGCTTCTGCAAAGCTACATCAATGCATAAATCCAGCTTTTCACCCTCTGATAAATTACTGATTGGAAGTCCGTTAATAAGAGGTATTCCGTTTTCAACTGAAAGTCCTTCAATTGGTATACTGCATTCCTCCAGTATTTCGCCCGGTAATGTTCGTGCTTTTTCAATCTTATCTGTTAAAATCTGTGACTGCTCTGCCAACTCATCTACCTGATCCTGAAGCATTACCATTCTGTCATACTCATTAATGTGGGCTTTCATATCTTCAATAGCCTGTGCCTGTTTACTAAGTTCAGATGTATCTCTTATATCTCTGTCAACATACTCATTGTACTCAGCACATTGTGCGTTATATTCAGCAACGGAAGCTTCATAAGTTTTATCTGCTATAGCAAGCTTGTCTGCCTTCTTAGATGCAAGATTGCTCTGTTCCTGCCTTAAACTTACGATCTGTCCTTCAAGTCTTGTAATATCCTCTGTTATCTGCTTATCACGAGAACTGAACTCTCTTTCAATAGCAGCTTTTTCAATCTCTCTATCTGCCTCAAACTTACGGATCTTATTGTTCTTGTTCTCAATCACCTGCTTGGCACGCTCCACAAGCTGATTATCACGCTGAATACTTTCTATCTGTCTATAGATATCTCCAGCAGATGCATTTCTCCACTTCTCAGCGTCATAACCTTCTGGAAGTGTCCTGCCTATATCTTCTATAAACGCTATCTTATTTCTTCTGTCTCTGTCTATATTCCTTCTGTTCTGGTAATACTCTCCATTTTCACTCTGAATGTCATTAAGAACTGCAAGAATATTCTGGTCATAATTAACCCATGCCGGTATCTCTCCAAACCACTGCTTAATAGTGCTCATATCCCAGTCATACTGAATCATATCCAAAATGATTGCATTCTGCTGTTTCTTATCCATAGCCATAAACTCTATTGGATTAAGCTGCAAAGGGGTAAATATCTCCTTAAGAAAAGCTTCTGGGCTTCCTATTTCACTCCCGTTCTGCTTTATAGATTTGTAATCCGCTCTATTAATACGGCTCTTTCTATCAATAGATAATCCGCTATCCGTCTCAATAAGAATTTCTCCTTCAACAGCTCCGCGTCTTACAATTACATCTCTCCCAGATTTATTAGTTAATGCATATCTGATAGCATCAAGTACTGATGATTTACCTACACCATTTGAGCCTGAAAGCTCTATGCTTTCACCATTCATGTTAAATTCCCTGATACCCAGTATGTCTCGAATCTGAATCTTTGTTGTTCTCATTATTTCCTCCAAAATTAAATGCCATTTGCCCGTTTCGGGACTCCTTAAAATTACCCATATACTGTCTGCGTCTTTCTTCCTCCTTATCCTGGCAATCACATTTTTCTCCAGGATCTAAAAGAGCACCACAGTAACTACATTCATAATTCCACATTGCTTTTTACTCCAAAATGGTCTACACTATCATTGAGTTATTATCTGAGTTGCGGTGTTGCCTCACTGCAGCTCTTTTTATATAGTTGGAAGTCTGTATGCTCCTTCCGGCACAAAACTGAATATCTCCAACAATCTCAGCCTTGTATACCATCTGGCAGCCAGCTCCGTGTTACCATTCCTAAGATTCTCATTAATTCTCTTGTTGTAAGATATTATTAAACCTACACGCCGCATATTATCCTCCTTTCCTAAATTACAATATCCTTTGGTTCATTCGGATTCGTTAAATCCTTTCCCTCGTTATCTCTGAAGAATCTTTCAAGCTCTGACTTTCTTATTCTTGTATGAGGGATTTTAAGCACCCTTATCTGATTTGCGTTGATAAGTGTATAAACATACTGTTTAGAAGCTCGCATGATTGTTGCCACTTCCTCCACTGTATACACCATATCCTCTGGCTCTCTCTTTATTGTTGCTATCTTCACAAGCTTGCTCCTTTCCTTAATCTATTTCCTCTTAGGTTCATGGCATAACACCAATATTGTTATGCAGATAATTGCTGTTATCGCTACTGCTGTATAATTCACCCTCTCACCTCCTCGAATAGATAATGTCACATATCGTGTCATTATTAATCAAAAAAAATAGACTGAACCGACTTTCCATAATACTGTGCCAGTTTAATCTTTATAGAATCTCTTGGGATTCTTTCGCCACATTCATACATAGACAGAGCCGAATCACTTATGCCTATTGCTTTCGCAACTTCACTCTGTGGCTTATTTCCTCTTAACACTGTTAACCTGTTGCCTATTTCCTTGGGTTGCAAATTATCACTCCTTTCATGCCACACTTTGTGGCTCAACTGTAATATATCACTTGTCACATATCGTGTCAACACATTTTGTGGAATTTTTTCTTGATTTTTCCACAATTCGTGTTATTATATATTTAAAGTAACATAAGGAGTTGAATTATATGGGTGATTTTCCTAACATATTCAGAAAAATAAGAGAACAAAGTGGACTTACTCAACAGCAAATGGCTGATAAACTTGGTGTATCCAGAAGCGCTATTGGAATGTATGAAAATGGCGAAAGAGAACCAAATTTTGAAACTTTGGAACTAATTGCTGATACATTTAATGTTGATATGAACTATTTACTAGGTAAAAAACCTACTACTGAGGTTATTCCCGATAGGTATTACCTTGATGATGATGCCAGAGATATGGCTCAGTTTATGTATGAGAATCCTGAATACAAAGTTCTCTTTGACGCTTCTCGCAAGGTTAAGAAAGAAGATATCGACTTTGTTAAGCAGATGATAGATAGAATGTCAAATAAAGGGGATGATTAATATTACTACTAATGTTATTTACGCAGATATGCCTCCTACAATAAAGGCATACACTGTTAATAATAATGATGATTCTTTTACAATCGTGCTTAATTCTCGGCTAAACCGAGAACAACATCTTAAATCATATCATCATGAATTAACACACATTGAAAATGGAGATTATGACAGACAGTGCAAAGATGTTGATATGATTGAAATATATGCACACAACATAAATTAAACATTAAAAAGGGGGGGAGAATGCTTTATATGCTTATAGATAAGAAAGAGCTAAAATCTTTAAAAAAGGCTGCAAAATTTTTAACTAACAATAAATTTTATATTACGCTCTCATACATAAATGGTCTTCAGTATGAACGCCAAATAACTTGTAATGTTGGAATGTTTGAAGATAAATTGTTTATAGATTTCTTTGGTGGAAACAAATATATTTATTCTACTCATGAAATAAATAATGTATTTCTCTCTTTAAAATACATCGTTATAGAATTTATTGATAATTCTTTTATAGTTTTTTCTTCTTCTGATAACAACCTTTTAAAGATATATAATACATTAGTTATGCAATATAATATACCTTCTGTCCAAAAAGATATTAAAAATTTTGTTGCCAACTTGAATTATTCAACAATATCACAGCAACCCATTAATGAGCCTACAGAATATTCGCCTTCATATTCTGATAAAACAGACTGCTCTTCATCAATATCAAATAATTTGGATGCACCGCAAACAAAAGATGCTCACATAGTTTTCCCAGATTGGTATATATCAATCTGCTTTGGAAAATCCTCTTCGGAAAATTACATGAAAGCTGTCACTCTTGCCAAGCAGGCTCCGCAATATCATACTCAAACGGATAATGGAATCATTCTTCATCAGGCTATATACTCGAGTGCTCCACAAGAATATCTCGCTTTTATAAGCTTATATGAATTGGTTAGCACATGGAAATCCAGTTTTACTATAATAAACGGGAAAGTCATTGACAGAAAGATAATAGGTAAGTTGAATTATTGTTATGGTGATAAATGCCGTAGTGGTGACCCACATTTTTGTTATGGTGCTAGTTATATGACCGAAAATCCTTTTGGTTGTCACAGATTGCAAGTAAGTGCAGCTAATAATCCTTGGTGGTCATTCTACCGAAGAGTAGGAAATAATTATATTTTGAATCAAATGGAACTAAAAAAGAGGATTGACTCATATGCTTCTGTTTATTGTTTGTGTCCATGCTTTAATTATCAGCAAATAATCCAAGCATATAACTCTCTTCCGATAAGATTAACACAATATCAATATAATAGATTGTCTGCTAGTAACTGGGGATTAAGAATGTGATATCCCAGATGCAGAACAATATAGAGAAAGTCTGAAAATGAGACAATAGTATATGGAGGTATTAATATGAGTGAAAAAGAACAGTTATTACAATTAATTGAAAAAGTTCCTGATTACAAGATTGGATATGTATTAGCTTTTGTAAGGGGACTTTTAGCTTGTGATGATACCGAAAAATAGCAAAAAATTGAATAAAAATGTAATTTTCTTAAACAAAATGATAAAGATTTTTACATTTCGTGTTGACATTGTTAACAAAAAACGATATTATATCTCAAGAAGATATGGCTAACTTGTTTGGCTGTGAATAGAGGACTTGAGATATATATCTTAAGTCCTCTATTTGCATTTAGGAGAAATATATGAATAAAAAACCGCAAGAATTTTTAACAATTGATTAGCAAATTGAATTGCTCAAAGAAAGACATTTAAATTTCAATAACGAAAAGTTTGCTAAAGATATGCTTTTAACTCATGATTATTACCTGTTTGGTTCAGTGATAGAAAACAGACAGAAATATTAATTTTAAGGAGAATTATTATGAAAACTGCTAAAGTCATAAAAATTTTAGATAAGTACTCTATTTTAATTAACTATGGAAGAACTAAAGGTGCTACCATAGGCGAAAATGTTCAGGTTGTTGAAATAGGTCCTGAAATAACGGATCCAGATTCTGGAAAAAGTCTCGGTACTCTTGATCACATTAAAGATGTATTGCAAATACAAGAAGTCTTTGATGAATTTTCAATTTGTAAAAAAAAGGCCGAAGTCAATTTTGCCTCATTTGTAGATCCTTTTAAGCAAGCTGAAAAAATATACTCTGAGCAAGCATTACTTGTCAATAAAGAACAGATAACAAAAATACAAAGACCGCAAAACAATATTATCAATTTAGGAGATACTGTTAAAATACTATAAAATTTTATTTGAAAATTATTGACTTTTAGTTTCCTTACAAATATAATGTAGTCAAGTTAAATAGCTGATACTTAAATGGACAGCGAAGAAAAAGCCTTGCTACATATATTTGTGGCAAGGCTTTTTCGATTTTATTTTATTATGGAGAAAACTATATTGGATAAACCGTTTTTAACTTTTGAAGAACAAATAAATAAACTTATCAACGAAAAACATTTAGTTATAAATAACCGCGATTACGCACTTGAGGCGTTATCTTCTATATCATACTATGACCTCGTTAATGGTTATAAAGATTTGTACCAAAAGGATGATGTATTTATACCAGGATTAGGAATTGAACAGTTATTTACAACACATATATTTAACAAAAATATTCAAGGTGTTATCGTTAAATATGCTGGATATGCAGAGAATTCATTTAAAACTATTCTTTCTTATATCATTGCCAAAAACATATCTGAGAAAGAAACTGAATATCTAAATCCTAAGAATTACAAATACTCTAATGACAAAGACAAACGGCAGAATCTTAGAAATTTATTAAATAACACTTTAAAATTATGCAATGAAACCCATGATACACCAACATCTCATTATAGAAACACAAAGGATCACATTCCACCATGGATATTATTCAAAAACGTATCTTTTTCTTCTACAACAGATATATATAAATATCTAAAAACCGAAGACAAAGAAGATATGTTTACATATTTCCGGCTTTTATCCGTTTCTAATATAGACAATGAAGCTAAAGCTAATGTTTTACTAAGTGCTCTAAATATTGTTCGTAAATTTAGAAATAAAGCAACTCATAATCTTGATTTCGTTAAATATAGATCTCCACTTTTTCATAGTGCTAATCATATATTTGAAAATACGCTTTTGTACACAAATGAAATTAATATAACATATGATAATATATGGGGTCTTATTTTATCAATGATTATTTTATTAAATAATAAATATTTAGAATATGGATTCATAACTGAATTATCTACATATTTGAATAGCTATGGAAGTGATATGAGTAAACTATATTGCCACATGACAGGTATTCCTATAGATTATCAAAGAAGATTTAAATTATACACATCTACTTTAATGACAAGTATCACAAATTATAATCAAGAGGAAAAAAACGACAATGCTCCAAATCTACAAGATACTTATGCGGATGTAGCAGCAACATCTGAAACTGATCCATAACATCTGTGTTTAAAATATAATTGCAGACTATGTCATAGACATAAAACTAGTAATAACTGAAAAAAGAAAAACTAAAATAAAAGCCCCTGTGCTACCAACACAAGAGCTTTTACCACGATACTTACAATAAGCTGTGCTTATATATAATATCGCCCTAGACAAGCCATATTATATCATTAGCAGCACCGCTTTTTCAAGTAGGTGTTATTTTTGTACCCATTTTTACTGTTGCCTGATGCAACTTCCCCAAAAAAGAAAGGAATGATTAATATGAAAAGGAAAATATCTAAGGTACTTACATATAAGCGCGGCAATCTATGGGCCTATCGTTTCGAATCTGCCCCTGTAGATGGAAAAAGGAAGTGGATTACCAAGAGCGGTTTTAAGAACCAATCTGAGGCATATGAAGCCGGTATGGCAGCATTCACACAATATAAACAGACTGGCAAGAGCTTCACTCCATCTAACATCTCTGTATCTGATTACATGGACTACTGGATTGATAATTATTGCAAGGTCAATCTTAAGGCTAATACAGCATCCACTTATAAAAAGAAAATTGATTTATATA